AGAAAGAATGAAGAGAAAGAAACAAATAGAGACTTCACATAGGTGTTCTTTCAATCCAAGAGCAAACATCTTCTGGCGAATGCCCTCTTTGGTATATTTACCATCAAAACTGAACACGATGACTTCAACGCCTATTCCTGAATTGACCCAGTCCTGCAGCTTCTTCTCATCCTCAGACGGCCAAGGTTTACCTTTAGTCATTTCTCTTCCCCATAACAAAAGCCGTCACAAGGCTCCCGGTCAAGCCAGAAATCACCGCGAGCAATTCAGCATTAACCGTTCCAGTTACAATGATGCATAGGGCTTCAAGCAGAATCACACCCACCAACGCAACTATCAAAGCAACCATGCCCCAAACAAAGCGTTCACTAGGCGTCACGGCAACACGACGATATCGCCTACTTCGAGTCCTCACATTGCCCGCACTATTAGGTGCTGTGGGTAGCGTTTGCTCTTCGTTAATGTATACTACGCGAGTGAATTGCCTGCGGATCAATCGCCTAAGAGCTGTTAACGTTTTTCCTGTTCACCTCAAACGTTCTTCCCTTAAACTGAAAACGCCGATGATAATGGTAACATCTGCCCTGCAAAAACGCAGACATACAAAGCTTCACGCGCTCCACATCCAAAACAGCCAACTGCACCACACGCACACCTTCAACGCAGCCTAGAGGAATTATTGTACTGTCCACTTGACCATAGTCAGCGACGGCGGTAAAGACCCAAAGTGAAGCCACAAGAACAATATGCTTGCTTTTGCGCCCAAACAACCCAATGAACACGCCATAGCTTTTCACGGGACTATCAATGATGGCTCCAGAAGAACCAACTTCACGAAGCTCACGCATCGTCTCAATCCTGCCCCGACTAGCATCCAACCAGTCCACGCATATCAAATCACCAGGCTTGATGTTTTCTAACACTTTCAATACATTCTTGCTCATTTTTTCGCCTCAAATTTCAAAGGTTGATTGAGTAGCTAACGTTCAACGTGTTCCCAGCCACAAAAGAAACACCGCTGCTAAGCACATCTCGAAACAGCATGAACTCATCACAAGTAGAGGTAAGATTATACGGCCAATAACCAAAAAACCCAGTTTCATTAACCGTGCCCGAACCACCAGCGGACACCGCCCCACTAAAGCTTACCGCACCGCCGCCATAAACACCAGTGGAAGAGCCAAACCTGCCATTCTCGGGTGCAGCTTCAAAAGGCGTTTGGATGCTATACTGGTTTCTTGCGGCAGCAGCATTGCTACTTCCAACCTGTAGCCGTGTACCCGCAGTAACCTCAAAGCCATATCCTGATGTCCAGTTAGCTTGACCGTTAGAGGTCTTTGAGTATATGTAAAGCGCTCTCGCAACGCCACTCACGTTATTTAACATGACATAAAGTTGGCTTGCCACGGGTGATCTGATTAGCCCAGCAAGCAAGACCCCGAAATTATCAATAATAAGGTCGCCTGCAACATTAAACCCGATGTCCAAGATTTTACCCTTAGAGTCAAGGGTAGCACAAAACACGTTATCGGCAACGTTAGGCAAAAGGTCCAAAGATTTGACGTGCCGCTTTTTGTCCAGTTGCTTCATTCGCGTTTGTAAGCGCTCTCTCGCGTTCTCCCAGCTATGCTTCTCCAGTATGGCGCTCTCAAGTTTTTGGTTCAGGGTTGCCCCAAGCAAGTTATCACGCCAATGCTCATCGTTTTCTCTAATCAAACTCTTGTACAATCTTTTCACCTTCAAGTCTTTGTTACTATAACATTCTCGCCAATCGCCTGCGCGACCGAGTTTGTATTCGTGCAGACAACCTCAACAATCAACTCAGAGGTCGAATCGGTCAAAGCAACGACCTCACAAATTTTGGGCAGAGTAGTTGACTCGCTGACAATGCCCATCACTCCGCTAGCTGCAGGCGGAAGCAGAGGCGGCGGAGGCGTTCCTGACGCGGATTTTTTTATAATTCGAGCAAGGGGAAAAAAGTACAACTCCAAAACCTCCTGCGCACTCAGCGCCCGCCACCAGAACATGCACTCAGCAACCGCGCCCGTCAAATCCTGCCCGATGAAAACAGGGTTCGCTTCGACACTTCCACCCAAGTTACCCGTTTGACTGCGAGTTTTGCTTAAGCGCCCATTAAGGTAGACCTTCATTTTCTGGTTGTCGTAAACTGCCATTACAAACAGCCGAGAATTAATTGGCGCCGTTCCAGCATCCGTCTCCAAGCTGACCTGCGAGCCATCCGCTAACTCGATAATGAATTGGAGGGCATTGTTGTTTGTGTGGCGCAAATAGAACTGGTCAGGCTTAACGATAAGATAATTCCCTTCGCTTTTTGCTTCGGCAACATCTAACCAGCCGCCGATACTGAACCGGTCAGTAACCATGGGTCCAACAATGGCAAACGATATCGCGTTCGTTAAGTCAACATGCCCTGCGCCGTTGAACTGCAGAACCTTAGTGACTGGGCCATCTGCCCACGTACCATTCACGATTGTGCCATCAACAGGGTCATCTTGGGGACTGGAGTCTTTGGCAACAGTTCCTTCGCCCTCGTTAAGGTGGTAGAGACCGACTATCCCCTGCAAACTCAACGTCCAGGGATTCTGAGCGCCTGGTTGATAGATGCCCAAATCCTCATATTTTTCAAGGTCCGCCAAAGCCTTGTCAAGTGGCACACGGAAACGATCCACTTGAAAACTAACCTTCGTCTTGCTCTTTGTGACCTGAACAATGCGGAAAGAGCCATTTAGGGCGAACTCTGGTTTGCTGATTGTAACTGAGTCGCCTGCGAATAGCTCGTAGCCGTAGTTTATGGTTGTGGACAGTGGGGCACCGCTGGACTCCGAACTCAACTCCAAAAGCCGCTTAGCAGCCAAGGCGTCGAGGGTAACGATGTTGGTTGGGTTCTTTTCGCGGTACACTTTAGTTTTGGTGCCTGTGCCCGCTGAGCCTTCAATGTTTACGCCGTCTTTGTCCACACCCTTGACTATGACCTTGTCCCGTTTTTTGCTGCGGTCGATGCCGCGTTTGCTCACCACAAATTTAGAGAGCGCTTTAGCAGCGCCTTTGATGCCTATGTAAACTCTCATCTCAAAACTGTAGAGGTCCATGCCCAAGGCTTCAGCTAGGAACCTTGCCGCGTCAAGCCGATTTACACAATCAAAAACTACGCTGACGGGGTTGGTTGGGCAACCGTCACCTGCAGCAGTTCCCGTTCCCTCGCATATTGCATCAAGAAGAACATCCGCGGGGACTTGGTCGTAAAAGCCAGAGAGAGGCTCAGCTGCATCTAAAAGATGAAAAACTTCGTCAAACAAACTGCATTTCAGCCGTGAGTTTTCGTAGTCAATGGCGCTTAGCAACCCCGTGTACAAGAGCTCATTGTCATACCAAACTAGCACGACCTGATCCTCAGCCACTATGACGCGGTTCTCAGGAGTATTCACCAGGTAGAAGGAAGCGTAGCTGTCGCCGTTGAGTTCCTCATAAACTCTATCAATGTCCGCCTTCAGGGGAACCAAAGTTTGTGTGGCTTCATTGAAGTATTCTATTTCCCATTTGCCCACACCACATGCCCCTCCTACAGGATGACGTATTCACTTCCCGCCACCAGCTTTAGCGAGTAAGTGTAACGTGCTAGCTTTCCTGTTCTGGTGGGTTCGAAGCTCTGGAGAATCCATGTCCCGTCAAATTGGCCATCAGGAGTAGAGACTTGGATGGCTGAGCCGCGCATTTGCAGCAACGGCACGATGTAGTTTTGCCAGATAACTGCATGTGAAGCGCCTTTGACGTAGATGCTGCCTTCCAAGGTTACGCTGAACAGGTCAGCGCCCGTGACTACTACGATGGGGTTCTGTTGGGGCTGCTCAAACTTCTCTATCGTGGCAGGGTTGCTCATTTTAACTCGAGTCGGCGAGAGGGGCAGGGTTATGTTGCCGATGGTCCAGGCGGTCACTTAGCGGCGCCTCCATAACCCTTCGGCTAAGCCTTCGAGCACGGCGTCTTTGGCTTTCTCATAATCCGCTGGCGTATTGATGGATTCAATGTTAATGTAAACCGTGATTTGCTGCTGCGGCGACAGCGTTGCGTTTTGGAAGTCGCTGGCTTTCTTTAGGGGTATGACAGCTTCAGGTCCTGCTTCACCAAGTAACGCCACAGTTGGGCTTGTGATAATGCCGCCTTCAGCCAAACCCATGAGTCCCTTAACGCCTGCGATACCTGCACCTACAGCCGCCAAAATGACGGGAACAGCAACACCAAGCGTGACTGTGCCCTGAAACGCCATCCACGCTACAGTTGCAGCAACCACAGCCGCAATCCCAGCCATCAAAGCGGAAGCAATTCCTCGAAGGTTTTCAGGAAGCGCCTTAAGCAGTGTGTCTCCCGCCAGAAAGCCGCCTACAAACGCACCCACGCCAAGAGCGGCAGTTTTAGCGCTTACCCCTACATCGCCGATTTTACTTGAGACGTTGCTAAGCATGCCGCTGACGTCGGGAAAGTTCTTCCAGATTCTGTTGAGGCTGTCCACCATAGAAATCGCGGTAGGGATAACTTGAAGGGCGCTTTTGGTTATGGCCTCGTTCATGTTTCCCTGCATTACCTCAGCCCGTTCCACAGCCAAGCTATAACGGTCTTGGGCAAGCTTCAAATCCTCGGCTGCAGCTTTGGCTTTGTCGCTGTCAGCACCATACTTTTCTGTGGTCGAGTTCAATCGAGTTTGAGCGTCTTGGATGCTGTTTAGGCTGGTTTTGACTTGCAAGTTAGCTTGATCCAGAGAAACCTGCATGTCCTGCACTCGATCAATGGCGTCGTAGAGGCTAAAGGCGCTGGTGGCCAGATTGTTGAAGCCCAAAGCAAGCTCTTTAGAGTTAAGTTCGCTTTCTTTTTGGACCTGAGCAACCCGTTTGCCTGATTCTTCAACGCTCTTTAGGCTGCTGTTGATTTTGTTTCCAGCGTCCGCTACGGTTTTGCTTGCCTCATCCGTTGCTTTCAAGACTACGTTGATTTCGCTCATGCCGCCGCTCTTCATTTTTGTTTAGCCCACTCGACCCAGCGAGCCAAGAAACTCTGCTGGAAAGGCGTCAAACCAGCAATGTACTCCAAGCTGTAGCCATATTCGTGGGCAATCAACCCTGCAAGCTGGGCTTCGGGGTTGGCTGAAATCCATTGAGTTGTTGCTGTCGCAAAAAAAGCGGAAACCGCTTCGAAAGCCGCTCTGTAAGTACTGCTTTGATGTCAAAGGGCATCGCTTCAAAATCATCCCAGCTAAAGTCAGGGTCAGCCTTTTGCAGCATCGCATGGACTACGCGATAAGCCTGCTCTTCCTCATCAGCAACCTTGCCTAAGTCCAGCGCCTTGAATTCCTTGCTGGACAGCAAACCGTAACGGACTTCACCCAGGTCTTTGTCGTGTAGGGTTTGGATTTGTCGGGCGTTTTCGCTGATGGCTTTGGGGTCAAACAGCCTTGCGTTTTGTTGGGTCGTTTGCTTCTGTTGGGTTTCGTGTTCTTCGAGTTTCTGCTTATACTCGGCAACTTTGTGTTCTTCAGCTTTCTTGGTCATGTCCTAAGCCTCTATGGTTGCTGGTTCTAGGTCGTCACCTTCGCCATCCATTGACTGCATTACAACACCAGTCTGCTTCTGGTCAAGCTTCCAGTTGGTGAAGACAACGTTTTTCACGGTCAGTTTAGGTTTTCCCACTGCATTGCCTGCGGGGTCCAGCTCGATGTCTACTGGGTCGCCTGCTAAAACAAGGGACGCGTAGGTGTTGTCCACGTACATGCTTTCCACGGTCACCTTGTAGCTCTGGTTGCCGTCTTCAAGAATTGCGGGTTTATTGCTCTCCATCGCGTAGTCTTTGATGAGCTCAACGCTGATGCTGACTGAGACGCCTTTGGCGTAGCCGATTGCTGTGCCTGCTTTTTTGACGACACCATTTCTGCCAACTATTGGGGTGCTCACTTTTCTTCCTCACATTAGTTACTTGGATAGTAGACGAGGGCTTGGAAGCGAATCTCTCCACCGTAAAACAGCTTGTTTTCAAACTTGATTTCGCCCGGAGCAAAACTTGTCGGGACGCAATCAGCGGCTTTTCCGCCCAAAGTCCTGTCCGCTATAACTGCGTCCACAACGTCTGCCATAACGGCGATTATGTCTTGAAACCAGTCGTTGGGCTCATTTTCGTTGATGACCAAAACAACGCTGAAGTTAACCTTGACCTCTAATACGTCGCCTAAGGCGGCTTGAGAAAAAGTTGAGGGCAAGGCGTTAATTACTGCTTTTGGCAGCGCCTCGTAAGTGAATTGCTCACCCAAAAGAACCGCATTTATGGCTTGCTTTGTTTGTATAGCTGCCCTAACGGCGTCAAATGCGTCTTTAAAGAAATCATAGAAGCCCATTTAGATGAGCATCTCCAGCCAGAGCTTGGCGAATGTTTCCTCAGCTTTGTCTAGCGCTTCCTGTGCAGCCTGTTGCATGAATGGGTTAGCCTTGGTACCCGGATGCTGCACAAGCTTAGAAAAAATCATCTTTCCATTTGCGTTTTCAAAGGCAAGAACCGAAGCATTAACAGGCCTAATCAGATGAGGCCGGGTGCCTCTAATCACATGTACGGCGTATGGGGCTAAAACCTCAATAGATGCTTCTCCTTCGCCGACTTCTTTCTCGATGCTGCTTGCCAGTTGGCCTGTTTTTCTGGGAGCATTCCAAAATGCACTAGCCCACGCAATGTCGGCAAGCTTCTCGATGAGCTTCTGCCTAAGTGGACCGCTCAGCTTCTGGGCGATGCCGTCGAATTCTAAGCCACGGGTGGAAACCTCAACGCTGAACACGGCTAAGCCACTCCCACATACGGTTGCTTTTCAGCCTCGACGTAGACGCCGATTAAGCGGTTAGCTTCGTTCCAGAAAGCTTCAGCGCCCACGGGGTCTCGTCGGCGCCTAAAATCCCAAGCGGCAAAAAACTTCGTGGCGTCTGCCAACATTTGCGGAACACAAGACGGCACAGTTAAGCCTTCACGAGACAAAAGCCCATCCACAAGAGCACTGGCGCTAGTTATGCACTCGAAAAGTTCGCTATCCCATTTAACGTCGCTAATCTGCAGGACAGACTTCACGTTTTCAACGGCGCAGTAATTCAACAGCCCAAGCTCCAAAATCAAAAAGGAAGCAGACTGCCAATAAACAATCCCGCGAAAAAATTAACACGAAAAAATCAGTATCCGAAAAGCAGCATCAAGTCCTGCACTAATGTGTCTAAAGACCGCTTGCTGCCTGCAAAGACTCTTTGGATCCAGCTTGATTTTGATTTGAAGGAGTAGCCCATAATTCCCATCCGAACTTGACAGCGTTTTTGCGGAATTCTTCTGGACGAATAAGCCCAAGCTGAGCGGCATGAATCAAATCAGCAGGCACAAACTCAGGAGTCACAGGGCTGCCCCAATTCAAACGCAGCTTAACCTTGAGCGGGTCAAAGCCTTCTTGCCTCAAAACTGGACCAAAAATTTCTCGTTCCACTTGACGCTTGATATAGCGCTGAGTGGGTCTGATGAGCATGTCCTGTAAATCTAAAGCGGCACGTGCGCTTGCCTCAGTGAATCCAGGCGTGCTGAATAGTCGGGGCAGTGGGGTTTCGCAGCCGAGATAGAACTGGTTAACTATGTGGTCAATGTAGTACTCCAAGCCTTGAGCCCTAGGGTCAATAGTCACTGGTTTTACTTCGCAAGGTTTATTGTAGAATAGCCATGCGCCCTCTTCGGGTCGGTTTTTGATTGCCGATTCAAACTGTTTTATGGTTGCAGAATCAGCCTTTTCCAAATATGCTAGTACGTCTGGTCCAGCGTACTTTTCAAAAATCTTGGGCATTATACGCTCAATTTTAGCCTTCATCCAAGAATACGCTGGACGCTTATCCGCACCGACTCTTAAAGTATGAATCAAAACCTGCAGCAATCCAAGCCCAAAACTGCTTGTGTTAGACGCATTTAGACGCCAATGGATCACTGCCTGCGGATTTAGGCTACTTGAAGCAGCAGTTCGTCCTTGATATTTAGCTCGAAGCTTATAGCCTTCCACCTTGTATGGAATTTTAATGTCAGCAACAGAGCCTAGCTCAACTCGCTCAACTGCATCTAAAGGCAAACGCACAACATCAGAAAGCTTTTCAGGCATAAGCCTAAGCCAAAAATCATTCCCGCAAGCAATCAAAGGTCTAGCCATGTCATTAAGCAAACCATCCAAATTTACTTCTTCACAAAACTCGTCCACAACCGCTTTTGCTTTCCCTTGCCCTTGCTCACATGTAGTATAGAAACCCATACCGACGGTAGATGCGGCAAGCAAGTCAACGCTGGATTTGCAGGCGGGGTCTCGCTCATAAAGCGCCATCACATCAATTAGAGAGATATCTGAAGTCTCATAAAACACTGGACTACTTGGCGAAGCTTTGCCTGAAACAGGCGCATAAGTAAGAACCTCACGAATTTTCTTAACGATGCTACTCACGACAGTGCCTCCAACAATTTTTGTCCTCGCTCGGTTATGACGTAAGGTGCACGATAATCAGAACGGCTCTTCTGAACCCGCCCATCTTTAACCAAAAACAGGAAGGTGCCCTCAAACGCCGAGGAAGAACCAAATTTTTCCACAAAACGAGACTGCAACTGTACCCGCGACATGGAGCGACGGCTAAGCAAACGCAAAACTAGCTTCATACGCTCAAGATATTTGGCCTGTAAGCTCACGGGTTTATCCTCAAACGGTTTATGCCAAAAAAGAGGGAAGTTTGGTTTTGTTGGTCACTGTTTAATTTAGGGTTGTTTTGATGTTGGTCATTTTGGCAACGGCAGAAGAACGAAGAACACCTGCACCAAACCGTGTGGTCGCTCGAACCCCGTATTTGCCGGTCTTTATGTCTTCCCAGTCCTCAACGGTTACATCCCGACGCAGAAGCATCACAGACGCCACCCGAGTATCAATCGCATATGCAGTCCCATTAGGAATCAGCGTGCTTGCTTGCACTTGCATGCCCAAGACGTTTCCTATGCTTCCCTGTTCAATGTCAGTGTCGCTGCTGGGCAAATACTGCGCATGGATAAACTTGTCATCGTTGAGCAGTTGATGCAGTTGGGTTTCGCTCACTGCCAGTACCGTTGGGCGCCAATTCTCGCCTCTAACCGCGTCATGCAGTTTTAGCAGCCCTGTCCAGTCTAAGGCTTCATTGCCCCCGTTAATGGGTGCCCCGCCCGCCAAATCCGCATCAGCAACTGCACCGTACAGGGCGATTATGGCTTGGGTTTCGTTTAATCCAAGTGCTCTGCCGACTTTCTGCACCATGTTATCCATGACGTTCCAAGTGGCATCTTCAAGAAACTCCCTTGTCCACTCCTCCGAAGCATCAGCAAGCACGTTTGTATAAACATCAGCTGTGGTGTTCTTTTTGCCGCTTAATCTTGTTACTGAGCCCTCTGAGTATCGGTATGCAACTGCTTCGGTATCGAGTGGGAAACGCTCCATCGTCTCAGACGTTGGCATAACGGTGATGATGTTTCTGCCGATGAGCTCTGGAAATGCTGCCTGCACTAAGGTGTCATGCATCTTGCCCAACGCACCCGTTGTGTCGCTGAATAGGCCTTCTTTGATGCCCATGGCGACATAGCGTTTCATGAAGGGATGCTCAGTTTTCAGCTTGAGTTTCTCGTAGACTTCCCGCTGGTCGCATGATTTAGCCATTAAGGCTTCAAAAAGTCTAGGCTTCACGTTATCACTTCTCCACGTCTATGAAAATTAAGTCACCGTCTGCCACTGCTGCTTGGAGTGCGGTTCCGAGCTTGCGGTTATAAAATATGGTGTAGGTCGCTGCTCCTGCTTCGTCCACAGGCTGGTCTGCCACTTGAGTAACTTTTCTGTCGGCTGCACTGCATACGGCTTTACCTCTTGTTATGGCGCCGTTGGCTGTTATTTTGACTCTTCCTCGGTTCAGGACAGGGCACATTGCGCCGATTGCAACCGTTTTAACAGCTATGCCTATGGCATCGTCATCACCTGAGCTTTCTGAGATTTTATCGTCAGAGCTCAAATAGACTGGTGAACCCTTGGTGATTGCGGCTTCAGCTTCAAATGACTCTATGATAGCGTTGGGGTCGTCGGTTTCGCCTATTGCCATCCAACTTTTGCCTGATCTGTCAGTCAATCCAAATCAAATCGTTAATGATTCTTGAATTTCCCAAAGTTCGTCCTTTGGTACTCTCCCCCACAAAAGTGAGCATAAACACAGCTATCCGCCTCCCGCCTTCAGCTCTAACTGTTTAACTACTTTTCGGAGTTCTTGACACATGCGCTGTGGACCTAAACTCCAACTTCGCTGAATCATCGGCGAAGGCAAAACGGCTTCAACCATTTTGGCGGCTTCAGAAGCTGCGACCATTTTAGGAGGGTTCTTGAGTAAACCGCCACTGGGAACTTGTTTGCGCAGGTCCTCGATGGTTTTTTGTGCCTCAGTTAGTTTACCCTCTGTTTGAGTTAGCTTTTCCATAACATGCACGTTTGTCTCTGGAATACCAGGTACCGCTACAAGGCTTAACTCGGCATTATGCAGACCATGGGGAACCTTGCCATCCACTAAATCGATGGCTTCATAATCTGCGCCAACGCTTACGTGCTGGACTAGGCCTTTGCGGATTTTCTCGGCTGTTTCCCCATCGTAAATTTCGGCTTCATACCATAGGTTGTGTCCATCCCAATCCGTCTTGGTTACCTTGCCGACTGCGTTAGACACTGCGACGTGCTCAATGTACACTGGAGCATTGGCCAGTTTGCTTGAGAAGTTTTGCAGCTCCTCAGAAGTGTAAATGTTGAGGTTTCGGCTCATGCCAGTACACATAGCTACACCCCGAATACGCAAGGGCTTATCCGACATAGCCTCAAGGACCTTAAACGGCAAAAGCGAAGCAACATGCTCCCGAAAACGCTTACAATCCTTACAGCCAACGCCATCCTGAGACATACCTAAATCGCCAACAAACAATCCGCTAACTATGCATTAATGGTTTGAGAGCCTAAACAGGATAATATCGCAAACATGACATACACTGAACGAACGGAACTGAAATAGGATTATTATCGGAAAATCCTTAAGCTGAGCGTCAAGGGTTCAAATCCCAGAGGGTCCATACACCACAACCTAAACGAATTTATCCTTCGCCCCAAACCGCCCTTTTTCTATGAAAAAGTGTTTTTATGGCACTTCAATAAACGCTTGTTTTATGAGATTTCTTTTTTTAGGTTGGTTAAAGTTATGTTTGAGGGGTTTTAGGTGCATAAAAAATTATCGGCCAACAAGAACTAAAGTCACAACCAAGAAGGGCATCTTCAGTTTGCACAGGCATTTTAATAAATTTCTCGGTATTGTGCCCTAACAATTTAGCAGTGTGTTTTCTCAGCGGCATTTTGGCAGCTAAGTTTTTCGATAGCCTCTTTTGTTGTGCTTGCCAAAGTAACAAGTTCTTCACAGTAAGCAATCTTGCAGTCATTTTTTATTTTGTCACTAAAGACTGGCTCTTCTTTTAGGCAGGAGATAACTGGACTCCAGAAATTGCCCCAGATAATTATCGGTTTGGGTTCAATTACCTCTTTGTTGATGTATTCAAGAGCGGTGGCTAGTTCCAGTAGTGTTCCAGTTCCGCCGGGTAAGATTACAAAGGCATCTGCTTGCTTTAGCATGATATCGATTCTTTCAGATAAACTGCCTGCGACTATTTCTTCGTCAATAAACTCGTTGGCTTTTTTAGTCCATGGTCTATCCCACAAGTAGCAGGTAACGCCTATTGTTTTGCCTCCTGCAGATTTCGCCCCTTGTGAGACATCTTTCATTGTTCCGCCGAATCCGCCAGACATAACTGTAATGCCCATCTCTGCGCACGTTTTTCCTAAATTAACGATTTCTTCTTTTGTCTCCCCACTTAACTCTCTGTAACTACCGAAAAAACATACTTTTTTGATCATAGAGTAGCCTGCGTCATTTTTGAACTCCCTATTATGGTTTCTCGATCATTTTATACTTTGTTAGCTGAAGGTTGCTGCATGAGTCTCTATGATTTCGCTTTGATTAGGAAGCGGGATTGGGGTTATTTTGCATTTAGTATTTTTCATGTCTGCAAGTTTCTACTGTGAAACTGGTTAATGCCCAGTGCCAACCTCTGTTCTGTGTTATATGCTCCCCAAACTCTTCTTCCAGACGCTTGTTCTTTCTAAGACTTCTTCGGCTAACTTGGCGGCGGGTGACTTCAAACCGTTTAGCAGTACCCATAGCTCTTTGGCATAAACTAAGCATTAATGGCTTGAGAGCCTAAACACGATAATATCGCAAATGGGACATAATTTCCATAAAACGTGCCCCAAGCGCAGCATTATCTTTTCTTGAGATTTTCACTTAGCAGTACTGGGCTACCAATAAAAAGTAGGCGGAGGTGCTCTTGGCTCTTCACTACGGATAGGGTATTTGAAATCGGCACGCAGTATTGAGAGCTTGGCAGAGATTGGCACCTGCACTTTGTCTGTAATGTATTCCCAGTCGTATGTTCCTCTTCTAAAATCCTCTGTGTTATTCACTACGTAAACGAATCCGCTTTCTTTGATGGTGTTTGTGAGTATGCGCGGTACAGCAGTCACTATGAAGGGCTCTTTGGTATTTCCTGGGTAACCGAGATTAGCGAGACCATCAGTACACGTTATTGCCTTCAGTAAAGCTACAGGCGCATAATCTGTGCACATTATTTCTCTCCGTTGCTTAGCTAGGTAGGTATCAGTAATGTCACGCCCCGAACCATGCAACAGACTGCCGTGTTTTGTGCAAAGATAATATAGCAAAGCTTCCACGGTGAAGCCTTTTGCCTTTATGTTGTCTAAATCTTCAGTTGTTACTATCGACAAGCCATCTTTGCGTGTGAGCTTGTGTTCGTCAATGAATGTGTCGAGAGCACTCATAGTTAACAAGTAAGACGTTAAATGCTTAAAAATTTTGTACTTTTTGTCGAAAAGGGCAACTAAATCTTTAAGCGTTTGACTATACGTAGGTCGCTGTCTGCGAGAACTTCCCGTTTCACGGGGTCTGATATTTCACCTCGCCAATACCTTCTTGCAGCTTGCTCTATAATGCTAACATTCGACTCATTGCGATTTACTAGGCTCATGTCGGCGTCAAACTGGTTTGCGGCCGGATTGACAAGTTCCACTTCATAAAGCAAATCAGCTTTTCTCGTCTGATCTATAGCCAGAAAGTTGCGGGCATTTGCAGCGTTGGGAAAGACAAATACACAGGTGAACCTGCTTGGTCTGTCAACGAACGCTTCTTTTCTGACACGTTCAAAAATGGTTTCGTTCAATGCGACGCCATACACTTGTTCAAGTCTGCCCCAGTTGCCTTTCTCGATTACACTATTAGGTTTGAGTGGATATGAACAGCAGTAATAATATTTGGTCATAGCAAACGATGGGATGATAACTCAAATAAAACTTGCCCTTTAAGGCAGAAAAATTAGAGGAAGCACTTTCAGGCGTTTGAGCTTCCGCATATGACTGGCCCATGATAATTATCAGTTGTATAAATTTTTTATTTAAGAAAAGGATTGGGAAACGCCTTTAGCCGCCTGTCTCTATTGTTGATACCTGATTGGGTTATACCAATCTAGGGTACAGGGAGTATATAGTATCGGGCAGTCTTTTTGGAATAATTTCTCACTTAACATGTTGTTTTACTCCTCGTGGATTTGAGTTTTTCTGCAAACTCTAAATCACAGCGTGCAAGGTCGAGCTTCCTAAGAGCGTTCTTCCTTGAACGAGTTACATTGGGCGTTTCCATCTTCAGCTTCCGAGCTATTCTATAATCACTCAAGCCATCAGCATTTAAACGCAGTATGTGCCGTTCACGTTCAGTCAACGCCACAACTAACTCGCCTCCTCGGAAACATTATGCAAAACTATACATTCAGCCAGCAAATCTTTCTCCGAAGCTTTGTAAGCATCCACACCGAAACTAGTCATAGCCCAGCACCAACCCCGTCTCTCAACAACCGCCGAATCCAACTCCTTAGCCAACCGTTTGTTCATCCGAATAATCCGACGAGTCACCTGATGCCGAGCAATCTTGAACTCAGCCAATTTAGCAGCTATGTCTTTAGGAAGCATCCGGGAGCGCCTGCTTCAAACAGCACCTGAAGAATGGCCCTGTCAACCTCATCGCTACAAGCTGCCTCTTCGATAAGTGACTTCTCAAAATGCAGTGAATCCTTTAGGCCAGCAAAGATGACTCGGAGCAGTAGTTTTATTTCGGCTACGTCGCGGTCGAGTTTCTTGTCCTTGGCGAGTAGGTACTTGAGTTTTCCAACCTTGTCGGCTTGGCTGCGCTTAGTTTTTGTCTCTTTTTGGGCTGGAAATGCCGTGTTTTGAACAGGTTCATCGTTTGCTTCCATGTCAAAATGCACACTCCAAGGTTTTCGCTCCATCAACCTCTCGCAAAACTAACAGTGGGTAATCAGGACTAAGCAACTGCAGAAAAGTGACTCCTAAAAAGCATGGACTTTTTTCATGCCCTCGGCATACTGCTAAAAGTGCTTTTGAACAGGTTTTCACTGCCAAAATGGGGCTAACAGACATAGCTTTTACCTCCATCCCCAAAACCAACCGCCTCTTTTCTTTCACCACTGTTTTTTGCAAATCCGAAAGCTTCTGAAAGCAGAGTTACAAGACGCTCGTTAACCGAAACCAAGCCCTCAACAGTTTTGGCTAAAGCGTCAACTTTTTGGGTTAACTCCACAAACAATTCTGGACTGCGAACAGCAGCCACAGCAAGCTCCTTGCGGTTATACTCAAAATGCCGTTTGCGGTCAGGCGGACTGTTATCTAAACCGCCCACCACCCCATCACGCATATGAACCTTAAACGTGCCTGCATCGTCTAGCTCTTTTGCTTCTGGAGTAAAAACCTCCCACACAGGCGCATGCAACGGCACACCCTCCTCGCTAAGCACCATGCCAAACCGAACCATCAACTCCAAACGCACACGGCCAACAATCTGCCCCGCCGTCACCAAAAGCGTATCCGCATCAAAATCCCGCAGCTTCCCAGGATGAATAATGATGCTCCGACTGGTCTTAACCACACGAACATTGCCCAACTTGAAGCCCCACTTAACCCAGTTCCGAGGCTCCCCAAGCTTACGCCAATCAATCCTACGATCAGCATCCTCTTGTTTTAGAATCTCAAACTTAACCGCATGGTCCTCCAACACATGCACGCAGCCAAAGCCCGCCTCACCCGTAGTGAAGTTTTTTGAACACTCCAAAATTTTCTTGCCTAAAGGCGTTAGCTCATAGTATTTGACTATGCCATCGACTAGCAAGCGTAGGCATCCAGTCTTTAGGGCGTGGTTTTTCCAATGGGAAACTAGGCTCTTAGAGCACCCCACAACTTTCGCAGCATCGCTGGCTGTGCAGTCAGGCGTGCCTAAAACACGAAGTATCCGTAAACCCCGCTGTGAGAACCCTAAGAGTTCAATTTTGCCATTGAACTGTTGAACCGCCTTATGGGAAACAGATTCAACGGCGCGGTCAGAGGCTGCCAAAAAAGTCACCTCAGCCTCGGGAGAACGCTCTCCCTGACGTCTTGCCTTAAGCCCTCGATTAAATAGTCAAGTTCGGCAAGGCTCAACAGTTGTATAGCGAAATATTCAGCTATCGCTGCATTTAGGGATTCACGGTTTTCAACAGTGTCTTTTACGCGAAAGAAACCAGAGATCCCAGAGACGCCATTAACTTGGACTGGCGCCGCCATGACTTCGAACTCTGCGTTTTTTTGGGTTCCAGGCGAAAAATACCAGTGCTCCAAGTACTGTCCAAAGCCACCGTTAACGCTAAAGACAATCCACCGGTCATCAGTTAGCCAATCAACCGCATCTACCTTGCTAAAACCCAGCTCCATCTTATGCGCTCTTAGAAAAGCATCAATCGGCTCGTTTTTTCTCAA